TACAGTTACAGAACGCTGTCGCTGGTGTTGTAAGATATCCAAATGGAATGACTTACAATGCAGGACAGAGTCCATTCTGCGGATGCAACTGTGGTACAATCTAAAACGAGCATATTCAGTATGCCTAAAACAAGAGGGCGTACATTTACGTCCTCTTTTAAATTTGAAAGGAGATAAATCATGTTAGAAACATACAGTCAGAATATAGCGGTTGCCCAGAACGTGGCAATACCATTTAACAATGTTACAATTGAAAAGGGATGTACAACAGAAAAGACAGCACCAACTACAATTGCATTGAACAAATGCGGTGTATACATGGTGGAATTTGATGCAGTTGTCACTTCTGCTGGCACGAGCGGAAACGTGCTTGTTCAGATGTCAAAAGATGACGTATTACAGCCACAAGCACTAACAGCCACAACCTCTACAGGAGCAACAGATGTTGAGTCAATATCATTCCTAACGCTCGTTCAGGTTTCAAAAAACAATAGTGAATGTTGCTGTGCAAGCCCTACAATTTTGAAGTTTATGAACACAGGCATTGCCGCCAACTTCATACAAGCCAATGTATGTGTGACAAAGATATGCTGACGGACACTAATGGAAACGAGCTTGGAGTGCTTGACTTGTTAAACGTGTTGAGCTTTTTCATAGGTCTTGTGAACTTGGACGAGAATTTAACTCAGGGCGACAAACAGGACCTCATGCAGGAGTTTGATAATAAAACACAAGTGTTATTAAATGAACTGCACAAACACCTTGAAAGTCAGGACATCAAGCTCGACAATATTATAAAAAGATTGGAGGCATTGGAACAATGACAGTTGACGAAGTTTATTCCAAAATTGCAAGCCACATGGTTAAAGGAATGATGTTCCATGAGGAACTGACAAACTACTATGATTTCTTAGGATTGAAGGGTTACAAAAGATGTCACGAATACCACTTTATAGATGAAACATGTGCCTATCGTGGTTTGTGCAGATACTATATAAACCACCACAACAAGCTCATCCCGCACGAGGAAGTTGAGGAGCCAGATGTAATTCCCGAAAGCTGGTACAAGTACACACGCCAGGAAGTTGACAACAACACAAAGAAAAACGCTGTCAAGAATGGCATGACCTTGTGGGTAAACTGGGAGAAGGAAACAAAACAGCTTTACGAGCAGATGTACAAGGAGCTTATCGAAATCGGAGAAGTTGCAAGTGCAATGAAGATAAAGGAGCTTGTATGCGATGTGGACTGCGAGCTGAAAAAGGCTGAAAGATACCAATTGAACAAAAAAGCAGTTGACTATAACCTTGATGTTGTTATAGAGGAACAGAACAGCAAACATGACAAGTATAGAAAGAAGATGAAAAGGCTCGGTGTGGAGATATGTTAAGCCTTGACGAAATTAATAACACTATAGAACAGCTTGAAAACTCGTCTACCACCTTCGACGTTTGTAGCAAGCTCGCAAGTTTAATAATTGTTAAGCAACACTTGGAAAACGTCGGAGAAACGAAGGTAAGCACGTCAGGCGACGTTGTAGTAAAAGAGTATGACGACATACTGCCCCAGTACAGAATGTACTGCGAAATCAAGCGAAAATACCAGATGCACGAAATGACAGAGGAAGCGGTACATTTGGCGATAAAGGACGTATGCAAGGAAATAAACGAGTTTTTACATATTTTATATAGTAACACCGACACACAAGTGGAACGTGACTGTATAAAGGAAATGTTAATGGAATTGGGAAGTGAATTATAACACTTCCCTTTTATTTTGTTTATAAAATTTTTATAATTACAGTAATTTACAAATAATTAAATATGTAGTATAATATTTATAGTTAATAAAACAACTACAAACACATTTAAGGAGAAGGTGTAAACATGAAATTGAAAAACTTTTAAAAGTATATTTGCCTGATAAAATTGTAATTAACGTGTACAACCATGAACAGGATGACTGCTTGAGTTTCAGTAAATCAATTTACATTTATATAGACGGCGATATGTGGGAGGATGGTGAGTTACCTGATAAATACGACATAGAGGGTTATTCGTATGATGTAATACCAAAGGAAATTAAAAATCTCAAAGTTGTAAGATTAGATTTGGACGAAAACCCTGGAATGCTTACAATTGATGTATATAAGGAGGTGTATTGGGATTGATAACTGTAAGAATTGAAAAAAGTAATAAATGCAATGGGGAACACTCATTGTACATAACATTTCCATATGACAATAAAATAGTGGAAACAATCCGTTCCTTTCCGTCAAGGTTTTGGGACAAGGACAACAAAGAATGGGAACTTCCGTTCAACAAATTAGGCGAATTGACTGAAAAGCTTTCAGATTATGACTTTGACATTTACGGCGATTATGTAACTGTTGAAAAGCCAAAAGCCGAGATGCCAAAGGGGTTTGAATTTAAAACACAACCGTTCCAGCACCAGATTGAAGGATTTAATTATGGCTTACAACATGACCGATGGTTATTAGCAGACCAAATGGGACTTGGGAAAAGCAAACAGGTGATTGACATTGCAGTTGCAAAAAAACTTCAAAAGGGATACAAGCACTGTTTAATAATATGTGGTGTAAACGGTTTGAAATGGAACTGGCAAAACGAAGTCAGTACACACAGTAATGAAACAGGCTGGGTTCTCGGTCAGAGAATCAAAAACGGCAGATGGAATGTTGGTGGTAACAAGGACAAATTATACGACCTTGAAAACATTGAATCCATAAAAAGTCATTTTTTAATAACCAACATTGAATCCCTACGTTCGGAGGATATTGTAAACAAGATTGTTGAATTATGCAAAAACGGCAACATTGGACTTGTGGCACTGGATGAATGTCATAAAGCCAAAGACCCGTCAAGCATTCAAGGAAAAGGCTTGTTGAAAGTACAACCAGAGTGCAGAATAGCAATGACTGGAACACCACTTATGAATACACCAATGGATTTATATATTATATTAAAATGGCTGGGTTATGAGAAACACGCCTTTTATGCATTTAAAAAACATTATTGTGTTATGGGTGGATTTGGCGGTTATCAAGTGGTTGGTTATAAAAATTTAGACGAACTACAGGAACAACTAAATGAAATAATGTTAAGGCGGTTGCAAAAAGATGTGCTTGACCTGCCGGAAAAGACATACATTGACGAGTATGTAGAAATGACGGGAAAACAGGAACAGGTATATAAGGAGATAACGGCAACCATTAAAGCCAACATTGACATGATAGAGAAAGCTGTAAACCCGTTGTCAGAGCTTATAAGAATGAGGCAGGCTACTGGCTACACTGGGATACTTTCCAGCACAATAAAGGAAAGTGCAAAACTTGACAGAATGGTTGAAATTACAGACGAGGCTATCGCTAATGGACAGAAGGTTGTAGTGTTCAGCAATTGGACACAAGTCACACTACCAGCATACAATGAACTTGCTAAAAAATATCATGGAACATATATTACAGGCGAGGTTGACAGTGAGCAAAGACAACAAGCCGTTGAAAGGTTCCAAAATGATAGTGACTGTAAATTCGTGGTAGGCAGTATTGGCGCCGCTGGAACTGGAATTACATTGACCGCAGGCACTGTTGTGATATTCTTAGACGAGCCGTGGACAATGGCAGCCAAATGCCAAGCCGAAGACAGGTGCCATAGAATAGGTACAACAGAAAACGTGACTATATACACAATTATGTGTAAAAATACAATAGACGAACGTGTGCATGAACTTGTTGAAAAGAAAGGGCAAATGAGCGATGCTCTAATTGATGGCAAAATAGTTGGCAACAAGACTGAAATACTCAATTTCTTATTGAGTTAAAAATTAAATATTTACATTATACAAATAATGTATTATAATGTTTACAAGGGAGAAGAACTATGAACACATACAAGGAGGCTGGTAAATATAAGAAATGGAGGAATTTAAAATGAGTGAGGAAAAGTTATTAAAGATTGAGGAGGTGGCTGTGTTGATAGGGTGCTCGGTAAAAACTGTCAACAACTGGTATATGTGGAAAAAACAGAATCCCGAACATGAAATGACACAGTTACTTCCAGAGTTTGTACAGCATGGAGAAAGGCAGACACGCTACTGGAAACAGTCTGATGTTTACAAACTGATTGAGTTTCAGGCTAGGATTCCAAAAGGCAGAAACGGAATACTCGGCAGCGTTACACAAAAATACTATAAGAAAAAGCAGGAGGTTTAAATGACAAGAGATGAGTTAACAACAGGTGACATTGTACAGTTACATAATGGAATGGTGCTTTTAGTATGTCCAAATTTGAACAGCGACGGAGAAAAACTTGGTCTTAATTCAATGCATACAAGAGGTTGTTTAGAGTATCTCAGTAAATACACATCGGATTTAAAGTGTATTTCAAATTCAGACCATGACATAATCGCTGTATACAAAAGCTCGCAACTTGACAAATGGTGTACATGGTATTTGTTAAAGACATTTGTATTTAACGAGAATCCAAATACACTGAACAAGGACAAGATATATGGATTTGAATGGGACTGGCAATGTGAAAGACGTGAAATGACAGTCAAAGAGATTGAGGACATACTTGGATTTAAAATAATAATCAAGGAGGATACAAAAAATGAGCAGACTGACATTACAGACTGACATGCAAAATGAAAATGCCACGAGAGGTTTGGACGCAATCATACCTCAGTATGCAATTGACAAGGCACAATTAGACAAGATTAAAAAGACAACTGATGAGGAAAATACTGCAATAAAAACCCTTATGAGGGATATGGATGTAAAGCAGTATGAGGCAGGTGGTTATGTTGCAAAGTATTCAGTATCCACAAGGGAAACCATGAACGAGAACAAACTTCTTAATCTGCTTATTGAAAAAGGCTACAAGGAAAGTGGTATTATAAAACAGAAGGATTATGTTGATATGGACGTGCTTGAGAAGGCTTTGTATGCAGGCGAGATTGACGAGGAAACTGTAAAGCTCATGGACAGTTGCAAGGATTCAAAGGAAGTAGTCACGTTAAGAGTTTCTGTTGTAAAGCCTGACAAGGAGGACTAAACATATGTACATTTCACAGTTTGTATTAGGGTTCATGCTTGGATTTGTAATAGGTGTGGCTGTAATTATAGTTTTAGCATACCATATAGGAGGTAAGAAATAATGACAGTCAAAGAACTGATAAACGAACTTAATAACTATTCACCGAATGATACTATTGGATTTTATGTTAAAAAAGATGAAGATAAGGAAACTGACCTTAATTTCAATCGAATATTCGACACAAGTTATCATGGATTTGTATGTATAGAACTAAAGGAGGCATTGAAATAATGGAACAGTATGAAAGCAAGGCAATTGTAACTTCAATTTCCGCAAGCTCAAGGGCGAGCGTCAAAGTGAAGGACTCGTATTATACGGTCGAATATTCGGAAGAAAGGTCAATACCTGATGTTGAAGGTGTTGACATTGAGCAAGAAAGGGCAATATTATGGGATATTGCAAACGGAGAAGTTGACAGACAAATACAGGACATACTTGACAGCTTCTCTGAAAAGAAATAACTAGTGTTATTAATAATAAATAACATATGTATTTGTAAATAACTATTTACAAACTAATAATAATGTAGTATAATAATATATGTAATAACATAGTAAGTCATAACTGTTGTCCCTCGACAACAAAGACTGCGCCTCGTCCTGAGGCACATAAAATAGGTTAGCTTTAATTCGTGGTGGGATTATTGCTGAAATATACCTCATAACGGAGTAAAGCTAACTAAGCTTTCATAATTTGTATCCACCACTACATTTTATGAAAGCTTATTTTTTAA